ACACAACTCCAGAGAGAAGGGGTCCATAGGGTACAAAAGCTTCTTCGGGTAGCGTTCCCAGCCAGTATATTCCTTGCATGACATGAAGATGGGGGGGACACGTCCTTTTAAATAAAAAAACCCTGAAACACGTGTTGGGTCCATGGGTTCACACACAGACAACACACAGACAACACACAGACAACACACAGACAAAACGCAGATCCGACGGTGGAAGGGTCGAGGCTTTGTCGTTACACACACATTACACACACTTAGAAAAAACGCAGATCCGACGGTGGAAGGGTCGAGGCTTTTTCGTCACACACACATTACACACACTTAGAAAAAACGCAGATCCGACGGTGGAAGGGTCGAGGCTTTTTCGTCACACACACAAAAAACGGGACTACACACGCACACTTTACATTTCATTAACATATACACTTGGGGTCGGCCTTACAGGCGGCCCCTGCCCTCAGTATGCGGAACGCATACCCGGCCCTTTATGGGTCGGGGTCATAAGAAAAACGGGACTACACACGCACACTAAACGGGTTTACACTTAGAAAAAACGCAGATCCGACGGTGGAAGGGTCGAGGCTTTTTCGTTATTATTAACAAAACGCAGATTCGTTAGGATCGAGGCTTTGTGCAAGCTAAACGGGACGCCGATGTTAGTGTTACTTACTACATCGGCTTCCCTTTTCCCAACACGTAGCTACCCCTAGAAAACAAAGACCGCAATAAAAATTCTTTCCCTAACATGTTGAAAGATATTATAAAGATTCAAAATCACGAAATTGTCAGAACAGGGATTATAGCTGGAGCTGGGTTATTAGGCAATTATTTTTCAAATATAAGAAATGATATAACGCCGAAATTCTTACCCCAAAACCCAACAAGTTTTAACGTTCCTTACGTAATGCCTTATCGAAATCCCCCAAGTCGAACAAAAAGAAAACAGAAAAAAAGAAAATATGGAAAACGTAAATCATTCCAAAAACAAGTATTAGCATTAGCTGGTGCAAAACATTGGACTGTTTCATTAAATCCGTCTACATTGCACAACAATATGTACGTTTTTAGTCCTACCATTGGAGTGTTAACCGGGACCACAAACACAACCCGAAATGGTGACGAAATATTTTTAGCAGCATTGAAAATTCATGCATCATTCTGTTCCGCAACAGCAGCTGGAGCTTACCAGTATCGTATTATCTGTGGGTTCTCAACCACCCAAGACACAACCGCTTTAGTAAATAGTGCTATGCCTGTATCCACCCAGATGACTGCCATGTTTTTACCTAACAGTGGAAGTAATTTGTTGACCACCGCAATTATCAATCCAAAAACTTTTACGGTTTTGGATGATCGAATTGTTGATTCTAACTCCCAAATATCAGGAGCGGCCGACATAACAGCCGTCAATTACACTGTGTCAATTAACCAAAAGTATGTGTATTTTGGCTCTACTTCCGCCTATGGCAAAGTGAAAACTTTGTATGTCATTCTCATACCAATTGTAGTTGGAGGTACAAACAACAGCACTGCAACAGGACAACACTTTATTAGTACTGATTTAATTTTTAAAGACTATTAATAAAGTGAATCGAATTTTATTACTTGAGTAAATCTTCGTTTCAAAGCAACCATTGTCTCTTCATCCAAATCAGGGTACCACTGTTCAGGACTTAAATTCGAGGTGATCCAAAAGGATGTTGCACATAATGGTTCGCTTCCTCCTTTTGATTCCACTGAAACTGGGTATCGATCCAACCATCGCAAGAGATGACTGATATCGACTGTTCCACGAAATTCATCGATGACAACATGTTCTTGGCCTGAATAACCGTCCCACCACTTGGTTCTGGGATCCTTAACATAACAAACATCACCGGCTTCATTGAAGGCTCTTCTTGATTTCCCAGTGCCACTTTTCCCCCAGAACACATAGCAGCTACGAAGCATTGGAACTGGACGTACAAAGCATTTCTTAATACTTCGCAGTTGGTGATAACAACGAACGTATACATCTGCTGGGATTTCTTCCAATCTTCCAGACTGAGCCAAGGTTCGGACACCATCCCAATCGGTAGAGGAGTTTCTCTTGAACTTTCTGGCACCAAGTTCAAATTGCGACCCTTCGACCCGGGTTTCTTCTTTCCAGACGTACGCATCTGCTGCAGACGAGCGCGAGAGTTCCCAATGGCCTCCTGGAAAGCGGTCTCGGACATAGGAGAGTCTTTGTTTTCTGTCCAAAACGAGGAGGAGTTGCCAGTGACGGTAGCCTGTGCCTTCTCCGATCTCCAATTGTCCTCGGATGTACACAACTCCAGAGAGAAGGGGTCCATAGGGTACAAAAGCTTCTTCGGGTAGCGTTCCCAGCCAGTATATTCCTTGCATGACATGAAGATGGGGGGGACACGTCCTTTTAAATAAAAAAAC